CATAGGTGGTTCTGATTCTTGTGCCAGATGCAGACTGAATAGCAAGGGTCAATTCTGCAATGATCTCTCTAACTTCAGACAGATTAGCCCTGCTGAATGATCTTCCAGCAATTGAATAACTTGCACCAGCCACCGCAATTGCCTCTAGACATGAAACATACTTGTCACGCAGGGAATTTAAGGTGGCGATGGGTAAGCCAATGAAATCACCCTTCGCCATTATTCTCAATCTCCTCTGTCAAGCCTGCGGGCATGATCTTCAGCCTCTTATGCAAAGCCGCACCCACAATGGCCATGCATTCACAATCAAGTAAGTGGTTGTGCTTGCCTATCTGCTTCCATACCCTCCTGGTTCTACCTGTCATGGGATTTCTAACCTCTACCTTTGTTTCAGATGAAATGTGAACCTTCCAAACTTCTGGTGTGTCCTCTGCAATAAATCCATCAGTTTTCAAAAGGTTGGATAGGATGTCTTTGATGGCTGGATTTGACCATCTCCAAACTGGGCAAAGCTTCCATTTCCAGCCCTCCCTGGAGCCAACATTCTTTCCACTGAATGGGTCTCCATTGGCAATCCTTGCGTATGGTCTTTGAACCCTTTGCTCTCCCACAATCTCTGAGAAGCTTGATTTATCTGAGCCAACCAGGGCAATAAAACCCCATTGGCAACAATGCAAATAAACATCACGGGTTTGGTCACCAGAATCAATGAAGGTTGCTTTAGGCTCAACATTAAACTCATCTGCCTTGGCCTTGATGTCTCCCCAGGTTTCAAGCCTTCCAGCCCACACCAACCTGCTTTTTCCGTCCATGTCCCAAGCCCTCACAACACACCAGGCATGGAAGCCGCCGGCCTCTTGAATGTCACAGGCCATGACAAGCTTCTCACCCATGTTCACTTCCCCAAGTTTATATTTGCCTGGTATAATCTCTACCCTCTCCTGGTCATGCTCCATCCATGGTTCTGCCAGAACCCTGTTCACAAAGTCCTGGAGCCCTATGATTCCGCTGTGCTTGTCCTGTAAGAATTTAACTGCCAGGCTTCCGAAGGTTACCCACGGCGGATACAAGCCATTCAAATGGTACGACCTTCTGCCTGGCTCACCCTTTGGGTTGGTTGGCCTCCACTCACCCTGCCTCAACATCATTGTTTTGTGTCCATCCCTAATTGGCTTCTGGCAGTTTTCACATTCATAGTAGGCTGAATTTTTCACAATCCCAAAGTCATACACTCCATCTTCAAGCTTTGCCTTTTCATCCCACTTCACTCTCTCCCAAATAAGCTTTTGTTTGTGTCCACAATGGGGGCATGGAACAAAGAAGAATCTCATGTCTCCCTTCTGCCACTCTGCCCAGATGATTGAATCTGCTGTGGTTGGTGTGCTGGTGGAAACAACCAGGTGGTTTGGATATGTTGCAACTCTGGCTTCTGCCAACTGCAATGCTCCAGCCTCTTTTGAATTTGTGCCATCACTAAACTTATCAACCTCATCGAGCATCAAAAGTGAAACCGACCTAGAGGAAAGATTGGCTGGGCTGTTTGAGCCAACAAACCAAAGGCTCATCTTTCTAAAGTGCTGTTCGAGTATCTTTATTTTATCTGTGTTCTCTGGCTTTTCCTTTGCCAGGATTGGGCAATCGTCCACCATTGGCAACCACCTGGTTTCTGAGAATGATCTTGCCAGTGCTTCAGATGGCATCACCCAAAGTGCTGGGCATGGTTCAACTGCCAGCCTGTAGGAAAGCCCTGCAAGAATTGTGGTTGTCTTGGATGTCTGGGCTCCCCACACCAGGGTAATTCTCCTAACAGAATCATTCCCAAAAGCCTCCAGGGGCTCCCTCACATAGGGCGTAAGATTTGTGCTGTACGGGCCTGGAATGTTTGTGATTCTTGGTGAAAGAACCAGACTCTGCTCACACCACTCTGAAATTGATAATTGCTTCTTGGGAATCAAGAAGCTTTTCATGAAGGGTACAAGCTTCATTCATCTAGTCATAAGATAACCCTTTGAATATGCCTCAATTGGGTTGCCATGAATCCAGTTATGGCAAGTCATGCACACTGCCATAAAAAATTCTTTCTCATTCAGCCTCTCTCCAAACCTGCCCCTTTTGTGGTGGATTTGATCTGCTTTCTTTGCACACCTTTCACATAGTGGGTTCTGCTCCAGGTATTCAACCCTTGCAATAGAATAGACCTTGTTCTGCTTGGCTCTTTTCTTTGAAACAGGATTAAGCCTTCCACCCCTCTTCATTGGGGTCTTGCGTTTGAGTGGTGTGCGTTTCATCGGTCAAAGAATGGAAGCACTATTCCAAGGATTGCGATTGCCACCAGCAGAACAATAAAGCATTCATTCATTTGAATGCCTCATCTTCTGTTTTTTGGATTGTGAGCATCAATTGATCTACTGCATCTTGGATTGCTTTTTTGGAACATTCTGGGTCGCTTGGGTTTGCCCTGGTTGCGACTGACGATGGCATAGCATCCAGTAGTGAACGGATTTGAGAGAGGAACTTAGAAAGAGTTTCTTGAACTTCGTCTGCCGAAAGTGTTTGTCGAAGCCTAGTCTTTTCTTCTTCATGGCATCTCCTGGCATCTTCATATCCTTTCCTTGCTTCATTGTGGGCATGGATTGCGGCTTTGATGTGGAAGATGTTGTCTGTTTTAAGGGCTTTCCCAACCTTCCTAGCCGCTGATAGTTCAATTCTTTCTGCCCTAAGAACTCTGCCCAGGCTTGTTGTTGCTGATATATCCTCATCAGAAAACCCTGCTGATTCTGGTTCTTCTTGGTTCTCTTTGGCTGGCTCCATTGGAATGGCGTGCTTCTTTGGCATCTTCATGTTCTCCAGCCTCCATCTCATGGCTGAAGCTTCTGATTCCAGGGGCATTCCCCTTTTGACCATTCTTGAAACCTGCCCTGGGCTGTATCCCCATTTCTGGCAAAGCTCTTTTTGACTTATCATAAACTAGTTTAACTTCTGAAGGGCAATCTTCATTCATCACAAAGGCTTGCCACAGGCTTGGCATTTCTCACCATCTTCTTTTTTGCCCTCATCCTCTGGGGCTGTTTGTTCCATTAGTTCTGCCAATTCATCTGCACCAAACCCTGTAATGTCTAAATCAACTTCTCCAGTGTCTAACTCTTCAATTAGGTCTTTGAGTTGTGGCAGATCAAACTCACCACTCAATTTATTTAGGGCAATGTTTGCTGTCTTTTCTTTTTGTTCATCCAGCCATACTGCCCAGACATCCACAACATCAACTCCCATGGCCATATAACATTTAAGCCTTTGATGTCCTCCAACAACCCTGCCTGTTTTTGCATTCCAGGTAATGGGCTGGAGATTCCCCAACTCATGCAGAGATTTGGTTAATCTTCCCAAAGCATCTGAAGAAATTTTTCTGGGATTGTATGAGGCTGGTAAAAGTTCAGAGATTTTTTTCTGAACTAGCATTGGGTATTTTTGGTCTTTATTCATAAAGCTTTTTATATCAGTTTTTTACAATATGGTTTTTCAAGAAACTCTCACAAAATGATCGTGGCTCGGAACCTGCCACCTGAAAAAATGACCTGTAAAAAGTTATCTATGTTTTTTATTGACAACAACTTACAGAACCTATTACTTTTTAAGTCATAAGTATGGGTATTATCAACAACCACGCTTCTGTAAGTGCCACTTCCTTGTGTAAGTGCCTTAAAATCAAGGGGTCGGTTTTGCCTTTTCTGGCATTTTATAAAGCCTTGATATAGAGCCCCTACCAACAGGGCAACCCCCCAGGCCAGTCCAAATAACATCAGATGGGTTGGTTTCATTTGATCTTTTTACTCAAGAGAGTAGCCCTTTTTCTTCTTTAAGCCCTTTATATGCATGTATTTAGCTGTTTGGTTGGGGTATTGGCAGGTCGTTTTTGGGTCATTCCTGGGGCATTCCCTGGGTAGGCTACCGTTTATTCCTTGCCCAGATGGGGCTTCCAGGATACCCCCCTTTATAGGGGCTGTGGTGTCCATGCCCTTGCTGGCTTGGGCAGGGCTTGTGGCGGGGCTCCCAGGTGGCTTGGCGTGGCTTCCTCACAGGCTCCCACCTGCCTCTACCCATGCCTCTACCAGGGGCTTGGCCTCCTCAATGAACTCTAGCCTTTGGGCTTCTGACCAGGCTGATGGGCTTTTCTTGGTTACCCACTGCTTGGCCTTAAAGACATAGGCTAACCA